TGCCGACTTTGTAGCCATGCCAAGTGCCATTGCAACGGCTTGCTTTTGGGGCTTGCCTGATTTCATTTCCATTTTGATGTTCTTGGAAATGGTCTTATCTGAGTAACCTTTTTTCATTGGCATTTTATGCTCCATGTAAAACAGGCCAACATCTCTGCTGGCCTGTCTTGGTTTAACCACCGATACGATAGACGACAAAAACGCCAGCCGCAGTCTTACGGCAACGGAATCGTGCAGATGCACCAGACGTTGCAGCAGTTGCGGCAGAACCCACGATGGTCACATCTGTATTGACCGTGAGGGTCAAAGCAAATGCAGCCAAAGTGATGACGCTGAAGTCGAACGAATCACCAATTGCCCACTCAGTTGCCAAGTCAAGGTTTGCACCTGTTGGCAATTGAATGTTTCGGGCTTCGGTTGGAGTTGCGGTAATGATGCCAGTCAGCACATTGGCGGCTGTGGCAACCATTGATGCGCCATCAGCAATGTTGGCTGGCGCACCTTGAGGTTGCCAGTTGCCATTGTTGCTGATGTCAGGTGAAACACCCACAGAGTAGTACGCACCCGATGCACCAGCTTGAATAATCACGTTGGTGGCATTGGTAAATGCGCCTGAAACATAGGTGGTGTTGTCAACCGTACTCAACAGATCATTGGCTTCAGGAAAGTTGGGGAAACCAACTTCTTGAAACACACTGGCTGTTGAAAAGGCTTGAACAGCGATTTTCTCGCCTGCGGGTACGGCAACGGTAGCTGTACCTTGTGCAAAAATTACTTGATAGCTCATGATGACTCCTTAGGCTTGATTGAACAACAAGATACCAGACATTTCTGGCTGCTTATTCACCACGCCAAACAAGGTATCCAAACGATACTTGGTCTTCATGGTATTCACATCGTATTGCTTTTGCATGACCAACTCGATGCCTTGATCTGTTGAGGCGCGCATTACTGCAACACCAGCATCAGAGGGAACAGCGTAACGACCAGGCAGAATTTCCAACGCATCTTTCTGCCAGAAGCAGTTGATAGGTGCTGTTGTAGTATTCAAGCGGTTCATGGTACGACCAGAGGCGGCAGTAACGATACAGTTTTGGTATTGCAACTCGGCATCAGTTCCACCTTGTGCGGAAATAATGGGAGGTGTAATCACGCAAGTTGTTGCATTTACCACTTGCACCACACGGAAAGTCTTGGAGAATCCAGTACCTTGTTTGGTGATGTGATGGACAGCTTCAACGCCTGCGATTTCAAAGGCAGTACCTGCTGGCAAGTCGGTTGTGCTCGACACGGTAATCGTTTGGAAACGATTGTCCACGTTCTGAGTTTCACCAGTTGCTGCGGTCTGTGTTGCCGTAGGCACATAGTAGTTGCCAGCGGCTGCCAAAGTGCTCATGGTTGGGTCAGCACCAGTTGCACCAGTAAGGCGGTTTGCGTAGTCCAGTTTGTAGGTGTCAAAACCTGCAACCATACCAACATAAGAACGCTCAAATGCACTGTTTGACTTAGTACCAGCGAAACTACGTGACACGGATGCGCCACCAGTACCACCAGCAATGTTGCCAGCGATGCCGTTGTAGTCACGGCTTGACAAAGCCAAGTAACGATCAAACGATTGAACACCCTGCTCGTTCATGATGCTGTCGCACAAGGCTACATCGTCATAATCACCAGCGGCAGTGTTCACGGTCACGACCAAAGAGCCTTGAGCCGCAGCCACGTTCATGATGGCGATGTTGATGTCAGATGCCAACTTTTGCTTGGCGGCTTCGCCCAAACGACCTTCTTGCAAAGCATCACGCAACTCAAGCGCATCCAAGATGAACGGCACTGACTTTTGAAAGCCGAGCGTTGCAGGGACGGAAAGCTGTGTGTAAGCTGTGAAGTTGTTAGTCTGATCCATACCATCATACGATTGTGCGATGTAAGGCTGGGGGCGATAGATGACGTTGTTGGTGCGTTCCATCATCGAGCCATCTGTGTTGTAGATGGATACGTTGCGGGATAAAACCAAAGCATCGTTAAAGCCTTCGAGGATGTCCTCAAACGCTACGCGCTCTTCTTTTGAAAAACTATTGCTCATAATAAGCTCCTATTAAATTATTTGGATGCTGATCGTTTTTGCGCCCTGTACTGAATGACCTTGGTCATGTTGCCAGTACGTGCCGCATCTTCTCTCAGCCGTTCAAGTGTTGAGTCCACCGCACCAGATGATCGTCCAGTTCCTGTAACGATTCGCTCGGGTGCGGGTGCTTGCCTGCGATTTGTAACTTTCAAGTCTTTCTCCAGTTTTGCTACCGCAAAGGCAAACTTTACGGGGTCTTTGATTTCAGCCAACTCTTTAGCCTTTGCAGGGTTCTTACCGAGTGCGTAAACAACGAGTGCAGGATTATCTGCACCTTGCAGCAAAACGCCTTGCTGGGTGATAGAAAAAACTTGTTGAGCAACTTCTTCAGCATCCTCAAAGTCCTTTACTCTTAGCTCGGCTTTCGCCTTGCCATAACCATCCAACTTGGCTTGCCATGCTTTTTGCTGATTCATAACTTCAGCTTCTTGCTTGGCGTTGACATCATCGGCCTGACGCTTTCGCTCAAACCAACTAGTCAATGCTTCCTCGTATGCATCAGCGTCATAGTCGTGATCTTCTAGCTTTGGCTTATTTCCAATCACCACTGGCTTGGTCTCAGGTGGTGCGGCTTGTAGCCTGCCTTGCAGTTCACGATTCTGCCTTTGCAGTTCTCGGTTCGTCTTACGCAACTCTTTTACCCATTCAGGCGCAGGAGTATGTTCTTCGGGAGGTGGCGCTTCCTCACCAATGCTGACAACAACTTCTTCGGTATCTTCTGGTTCAATCTCATCAACGGGTTCGTTGATTTCGATTTCTTCTTCTTCTACCTCGATATCATTGTCTTCAATTACTGCCTTTTGATTCATCTTTGACCCCATTCAACTCACCCACTTTAAACGGCTGGGTGGTAACCGTTGTTTTAATTGTCGCTTGTTTTTTACTGATTCGCAACAGGTTGCACAATCTGCCCCTGCAAAATTTCTTGCACTGCCTGGGCATTGGTCATCGCCATATTCTGTGCTGTCTCATCAACCTTGCCCAAAGTCTCTAGCGTTTGAGCACGTTTGAGTTCTGCGCTTGCCACGGTTTCAACAGTATCAGCTCTGGCTTTGGCGGCTTTTGCCATTTCATTCTCAGCTGCGGCTTGCAAATACATTGCGTTCGGGTCTTGAGGCTTGCCTTGCATTTCTGCCATGAGTTCTTCTGTCTCTTGGTCTGTTGGCTGAACAACGCCCATCCGCAGTAACTTCTTGCGGAAATAAGCATTTGCATCCCCAACGCCCTCGCCTTCCATGTTCATCATCGCCATTGCAGTCAGCACTTGAGCTGTCTCAGGGTCTTGGGTGATCTGGAGCATCCCTGTCAAAGCCCTGACGGTAGCCGCACGTTTGCTGCTTGAGGATGGGCCAACATCGGCAACCACATCAAATGTGGCACTGGACAGGTCATTTGCCATCACCACAGCGCCAGTTTGGGTGTCAATGGTGGGTTGCATCAACTCTACCATTCCGGCTTCACCAGTGGGCGTGAGGGTTTTCATCTTGCGCTTGTCTTCGGTGTAGATTTCCTTTGCCATGCCAAGCCAAATCTCACCGCATCGCTTCATACCCTTGGCAAAGTTGCTCATGTAAATGAACGTCTGCATATCTACACGGGTTTGAATCATCTCAACCGCTTTTCCTGATACGCCTGAAATCATCTTGTCAGCCCCTTGCGGGTTGCCCAAAATGTCCTGCATATCTTGTTCGGTGATAGCAAGTAAAGCCGCCATTGCAGGTGGGATTTGTGCCGACTTGGTGTAAGCCACAGGGCCACTAATTTGTGTGCTGCCATCAGCACCAGTGACAGGGTTAATAAGCAAATAAGGGTAATCCCGCAGGTTATCCTCTGCCCACATCAACTGATGCCCAGCTACTTGCTCGGGAGTCATGATGGGCTTTTCGATGCTTGACAAGGCTGAGATTTCGCCCAGCTTGGAGAGTTGCATATTCTTGAGACGTTGGGCATCTTTAGCCAGGCGCACAGCACCCATGCAACGCTCGATGTTGTCCACAAACCACCGCTTGCCATAAACCACCACGATGGGGATGTTTCTGCCTGCAATGTAGCCTGCATCTTCCAGCACTTTACCGCCAGACATGATGTATTTGCGAACACGCATACGCTTGATGCGCTTTTGACGAACTTCCCTTGTGCCGACCGCCATTAGGGTTTCTTCTAGCATTTCATCGTCTGCAAAGTCTGCGGCTGTATAGCGTTCCTCAGTGCCATCAATGGCTTCAAATATGCGGATTACCTCGGTTTTTTCCTCAACCTTATAGTACTCAGCCACAAACACAACATCAGGGGTTGCCCAATCAAACTCGTATTGGTGAATGATCTTAGGCCAATCCGTTGGGTCATCGTTATAGATTTCTTTGTAGCTTTCACGGGTCATGCTGTTGACCACAAAAGCATATTTGGCATCTGACTTGTCTTGCCGCTTGGCGTTCAGATCAAAGAACACGCTAGAGTCGGCATCAAAGATTGGCTCGAATCTGATGCGCTGGCGCTCGTTCTCTGGGTCTTCTTCGTCTTCGTAAACAGTACGCAAACGCCATGCACCAATGCCACCGCCAACAGCTTCCTCAAA